AAAAGAGTACCAAGTTGCTCAACATATAATTTAGCAACCTCTTTATCTTCAATGTACTTATTTTCTATTTCTTCATAAAAAAGATACATTTCTTTAAAGTCTTTATTTTTCTTAACAACTTTAATTAAATTTTTTGTATTCCCTTTAAAGTTATCGTTGGTATAAGCCTCGGTTAGTTTCTTTAGTAACTTAGACTTTATTTTCCCAAAATTATTCATTTTTAGTCGTTTAAAATATCGTTCAATTTATTTTCTATTTCATAAATATTCTGTTGTGCCTTTTCCATATCAAACAAAACATTAAAATCTTCTTTTTCCTCACCTAACATACCTAATATTTTTGATTTTTTAGATGTTGCTTCACTTAATGGTGCCTCACCTCCACCTGCAGCAGGTGCTGGCGGCGGCATTCCTCCCATATCTCCTCCGGCACCTTCACCACCCGCAGCAGCCGCTTCGGCCGCGGCTCTCTCTTCTTCAGGGATACCATATTTCTTATCAACATCATCAAACACACCAGAACGTTTAATAATGAGTTGACTATTTTGTAATTCAAAACCAACCGCTCTTTCTAAACGTTGTTGTTGTAAATCGAGTAATACCTCACTATCACTCATACCTAATATATTTTTCTTAGCCCACGTATGTGATACAGGTAAGATACCTACTTGAGATTGGTCGGATGTTGCATCTTTGTAAAGAGTAATCTTTTCTTTCCAAGTTTCAATTTTTAATAAATCGGATTGTTGTGATGGATTGGTTAATGATAATGAAAAACTATTTAAATCGTCCTCTAATCCCAATAAATAAAGATGCATTAATGCAATTTTATTTAATTCTTGAATTAATGATTTTTGTATTTTATTGATTGTTCTCGCAAAACGAATATCCATTAATGCAAGATTTTTACCATCACCAACAACTTCTTCGAAACCTAAGAAAGCCTTAGGTATACGTAACGCTGCTAATAATTTCTTTTGGATATATTCGATATCGGCAATCTCACCCAAGTTTTGAGCTCCAGGTAATGTTTCAATTGGGTTTGTTTGTGACGGGTCACGAACAGGAATGAAATAATCTTGGTCAACCGCCATTTGATTATATCTCATATCTACGTTACCATTACGTGGGTCTTGTATTTGGTCTCTTTTGAATTTGTTTGCTACACGTTGTACATATGGTTCAATATCCTTATCATCCATATTACCAACGAATACTTTGAATACACGTCTTTCAGGTGCTCTTGATGTTCTATAAATTAACATCGCATCTTCCGCAAGTAAAAGTTGTTTCCAAATTCTTCTGATCTTATCTAACATAGACGTACCATATGGCAACTTTCTATCATCACCTAATAATCTAAAGTGTGCAACCTCCCAAGCTTGGAATTCCATATCTTTGTTTTTCCAAGTAAATCTTAACTCCCTTGTTGGTGATTTTAAATCGGAACTTTGATTTGGACTCTTTGTTGTTGCACCTTCCAATCTTTCTATTTCAATATTTGGTAGTTGTTGACAACCGATAATTCCTTTTTCGGGGTCTATCTTTAAATAAACAAAATCATCACCATACTTACAAAGACCTCTAGCCCACATTTGTAAATTAGTGTTGATATCTAACTTATTGTTAAATAAATCAACCAATATACTTTTAACTCTATCTGATTCTGAATAAATGGTTAATATTTCACCCTTTTCGGACATTGTTGTAGATTCTTCTGCGTATATGTCTAACGATGCGGAAATTTCAGGAGTAAATTCCATAGATTCGTAATCGTAATATGCCGCTAATCTATTTGGTTCATAATAAACAGATTGGTTATAAACCGATTGGTCTAACTTAGTCCATTTATCTGCAATGTATTGAGATTGTTGGGCTTGCAACAATGCTCTCTCGTAGTCTTCTCTACTATCTGTTTTTAATAACTCATCTTTATTAAAATTAAAAGATGGTGCCTTGTCCGGATTCGATTGACCCGGATAACCAAACATTCTTGTTAGTTTCTGAAAGACGGTATAATTCTGTTCTGCCATGTATATAAATACTTTTCTTTATAATATAAACTAAATTATTAATAATTGGAATATTATTTTGATCTTCCAAATAACCAATTAAATTCTTGATATTGACTCTTACCGGGAACGTTACGCATATCTTTAAAGGCTGGGTTATCATCAAACCCCATTGACCCAATCTGATCAAAAGCCGTACCATAAGAATAAAAAGATTTATTTGGTTCATATGTACGTTCAGTCATTGTCCAAGACTCCAACATCGCTTTATTTGCATTTTCATTCTTTTGTAACTGATTGAAACACAAGTCAGAAGCGTATAGTGCCATAGAAAGAGCCATAATTGCATCGTCGTGAGCACCTTTCATGTGGTCAGGACGACCATTCATATAAACAAACGTATTAAGTTCGTTTAATAATCTACTTGACCTTACTTGAAACCCTTTTCTTAGTTGTTCCTCAAAGGCGGCAACTATTTGAGTTCTTTTATTATTAAAGTTAAGTCCTGGTATTTTTTCCATCGCCTTAGCGTTATATTCCCATTTATTTTGAGTGTTAATACCATCGATATAAAGGTTTTTATAGTTCATTTCTTGTAACTTTCTCGATGTTGCAACACCCATTCCTCCAGTTATATCAATAACAATAAATGCCTCGTATAATATACCCCATTTATATGCAACTGCAGCTAAATCATCCGGTGGTATCTTACCTATATATTCTGCAACCTGTTCCCTATCATCAAAATCAATTATTGATATGGATGAAAAATCTTCACTGTCTCCCCTACTAACATCAACTCCCATAATGTAACGATGTCCTTGTATTGGTTCTTTCCAATGCCAAAATGTACCCTGCATGTATTTTTCTTTAGGTACACGTACCATATTCTTTGCAATATTCTCTTGAACATCTCCCGGAATTACACCATCTCCTGAACCTAAGAAATCACATTCCAATTCCTGTGCAATCTTACGTCTATCATATTTAAATTTCTTAGACATTGATTCAAACCAAGACGAAAAAGGTTTATAACCCTGTTCTTCTAACTCTTGGTAATTATCTATGTCGAATTCAGTAATAACAACCTCATCATCATTATATAGTTCCCTATTTAACATGTAGTGACATATATCCTGACACTTAACCCAACGCAAATCTTTAGTGTAACGAGGGTCTTTAAACCATCTTAAATCTGTGATATGGAAATCATTTAATCCACGTAATGCTTGGTCATAAACACCATAATAAATCGGGTCATAACCATTTGGGGTTGATACAAGAATAATCTTACCTCCCGTTGATAAGGACGCCATAGATGCTGCCCAAAAGTCTTCACCAGCTTCAATATAAGCAGCCTCATCAAATACAAGAATGGTTGGTGTATAACCACGTAAAGCATCTGCTGATGTTGCAACCGCCTTTACTTCACATCCATTATTTAATCTAAATCTACTTTCTGAGTTTTTATCGGGTGAAAATCCAACATTTAACCACTCGGGCCATTGTTCTAAAAAGTGACGAACTTTATTCGCCATCTCTACTGCGGTATCTTTTTTATTCGCAATTAACAAAACCCTCTCAGGTTCGTCAGGTTTTGCGGTTTGTAATTTTTTTGAAATCCAAGCCGCTGTTACGGTTGTTACACCAGCTTGTCTATATTTTCTTGTGATATTCTCATTGTACGTTTCATAGTCTTGTATTAACTGAACTTGGTCAGGGAATAACTCTAATGGAACATATTTTTTCTGAGTATTATCGTATGTTTGAAGATACGTTTTTAACGCATATGGAGCATCTTTCATAATTCTAGCATACTCCATTAATTGTTCTGCTCTTGTATTCATATATATAAATACAAAAAAAGGTGGTTAAAACCACCTTTTTAATTATTCATCGTTATCATTAAAAATTGACATACTATCGTCGTAATAATTTTTATTAATATCTTTCCTGATAGAATCGTAATAATCTTTAATCATTTTTTCACCTTTTGAGGTCTTTCCAATCACTTCTTTCATCATTGTTAGAAACTCCTTAGCCTCCAAGGTATAAAGACTTGATAAGAAATATGATTGTAAACCTTCTTCATTTTCATCAATAATAACTTCATCTGGTAACATACTCCTAACTCTATTCCATATTGAAGGACCTAATCTTAAATCCCACATTTCTTTATCCATAGTGTCTTCGTAACCCGAAACCTTAGTCCATAACTCCTCATCAAAATCACCTTTCTCATCTCTTGGTCTTCCATGTACTGCAAGTAATTCTAAATAACCTTTGATACACTCATGGACGGCTACGGGAAAATTCTGTGCTCGTACTTTAATGATTGGTGGATCTCCCTGTTCAATTTCTTCAGTACCCGCAACTTGTCCCGATTTACCCATTTGAGATAAAAACATATCAGGAAATTGCCAATAAGTTGTGTCGTTTATCGACATCATAACACCATATAAATCTAAA